ATCCAGTTCATGCCCACGACAGCGCAAGGGCTGCGCACGACCACCGGCGTGCTTGCAGGCATGAGCGCAATCGACCAGCTTGATTACGTCGAGAAGTATTTCCGCCCCTACGCGAGCCGGGTGCGGTCGCTCGCCGATATGTACATGGCGATCCTGTTGCCGAAGTACGTCGGTCAGCCCGACGATTCGGTGTTGTTTGCTGGTGGCCGCGCCTATCGCCAGAACGCCGGGCTGGACGCGAACAGCGACGGTGAGATCACCAAAGCCGAAGCCGTCGAACGTGTGCGCGAAAAACTGGCCAAGGGATGGCTGCCTGAAAACATGGGGGACATATGATCTGGGAAATACTGAAGATCGTGGGCTGTGTGGTTCTGGTCTTGGGCGGTGGCCTTTTTGGCCTGTTTGTCGTTGCCCTGATGGTGCAGATAACCAGCGGCGACAACCCATGGGAATGAACGCATGATCCCGCAACTGCTGCCGCCCGACGACCGCGCTCGCAATCGGCGACGCTGGTCATACCGGTTTTCTAGCCTGACCACGATCACGGTGATCGCTGTCGGCGCGTGGAACATGACGCCCGCCGACTGGCATCCCGTATTGCCCGAGTGGGGTAAGTACGTGGTGATGGGCATTGCGCTGGCGCTCGCGCTGGGCGCCAACGCTTCACACCTGTTCGCACAACCAAGCCTCACGGGGAGGGCTGACGGTGGAGAGGACGCCTGACATGAATGCCATTACTGCGATGGGCTCCGATACGGGCATCGCCAAGTGGCGCATTGCCATGCTCGTCATTGGAGTGCTGGTTTCGATCCTTGGGGCTGTGGGTTCCGTGTTGTTGACGCTGTTGTTGAGCACTGCAAGCACGGCCAATGCGAATGCCCTCAGGGCCACCAACATTGCGCAAGCTGAGCACGAGTACAACTTGCAACAAGATGCCAAGATCAGCCTTACGATCTCGAATCAGGCATCGATACAAGCGGCCATGACGACGTTGACCGCCAACGTTTCGGCGCTCACCTTGCAGGTCGCGCATATCAGTGACCGGCAGGACTCGCACACCGAAGCGATCAACAGCATCATCCAGCGCACAAGGCCGTCGCATTGAAGGCGCTCGCTGTCATCGTAGTGTTGGCGCTGTACGGCTGCGCTGCGCATGTCGCCCAACCATTGCCGCCGAAAGCCGTCGTGATCCTTGGCAACAAGACGGCGCCCGCAGTGTGTGACCACTCCGATGCCGACGCCGAGAAAGCGCGCGCGGACAAGTGGAAAGCCTACGCCGAGAAGTTGGAAACGCAGCTCGGCATTCCCCACGAAAACGAGGACAAGCAGCCATGATCTTCAACATCATTCAAACCGCGATCGACGTGGTGTTTTTCCTCGGTCTGATTGTGCTGGCGGCTGCGCACTTTTCTGGCCGCACGACCGGCGCGGAATTGGACGTGGTTCGCGAAACGCTCGGGTACGAAATCGACAAGCTGCGCGCTGAGGTCGATGGCGGGGCGACACCAAAATGACCGCGCTCTGGGGTTGGTTCGTCAGCACGAAGATTGGACGCTGGATCGTCGGCATTGTCGTAATGCTGGCCGCACTGGCTGCCGCACTATTCGTCGCGTTCGTCAAGGGTAAGGAACACCAGGCAGACGTCGATCAGGCCAAGGACTCGCAGTCGTTGGCGGATGCGGCTGAGCAAGTCGTGAAAGCGAGTAACGATCGAACGGAGGTCGAGAATGACAACGCAAAATTGCCGGATGCTCCGGCGCAAAAGGTGGCTGACGCTGCTCCTGATACCGCTGCTGGCGAGCTGCGGGACGATGGGTGGACGCACTAAGCCGATCTCCGATCACTGCACTGGGTGGAAGCCGGTCTTTACGTCATGCGATGACGTGCTGACGAACTCGACGGCGCTGCAGATCAAGAACCATGACGAGTACGGCGTCGCCGAGAAGTGCTGGCAAAAACCAAAACCGAACCCCAAAGCATGCAAAAAGACATCGCCACAGTCGGGCTGAGCGAAGCTGAGCAGAAGCTCGTCTACAACATCGAAGTGCTCGGCATGTCGCAATCGCGCGCGGCCGAGCTCGCCGGTATCGCTCATCCGCAGCCGGTTCTGCGTCGGCCGGAAGTCATAGATGCGCGCGAGAAGTTGCGCGCAGCGATGCAACAGCGCGCCGAAATCACCAAGGATGATGTGGTCGCGGGGATCAAGAAAGCCGTCGATCAGGCTGATCTCCTGGCTGATCCGATGGCGCAGATCGCGGGGTGGCGCGAAATTGCGAAGATGCTCGGTTATGACGCCCCTCGCGAGGTTCGCGTAACGATATCCAGCGAGGCCAATACGCGTCGGCGCCAGATCGCGCAGCTGGACGACAGCGAACTGATCGACCTTCTTGGCGCGGAAGACATCATCGACGCGGATTTCTACGAACTCAATGGGCGCTGAGCTCTTCAAGCCGCTCATTTACTGCCCCGCTTGCGGTCAGGAGCAGCTCGTAACGGGTTTTCGTCGGCTGCGCGATGCGCCGCTCCTGTACTGCGATTTTTGCCGCGGTTGCGAGACCCAATACGGTGTCCTGAAGCTCTATTCCGAGCCTAATTTCGCGCCAATCATTTCGCTGGAGGCCCGCTCACTCGTCCGCGAGGACGGAACGTACGCGTCGCAAATCGAGGAAGAGGAGCAGTCGGCTCTCCAGGTCGCTGAAAAAGAGATGGCCCGGCGGGAGCTGATGCGCCGGCGACTTATTTACTACGTCACGCAGTTCCGTCCCGACTATCTGGCGGGGTGGGTGCATCACGACATGGCGCGGCGCCTAGAAAACTTCGTCAGGCGCGTCGCGCGCAAAGAATCGCCGAGGCTCATGATGTTCTTGCCGCCGCGAACGGGCAAAAGCACGCTGGTGTCCGACGAGCTTCCCTCTTGGGTGCTCGGCCACTACCCCTCCTGGGAGATCATCTCGGCGTCGTACGCCGTTTCGTTGCCGATCGGCTTTAGCCGGCGCATCCGCGACCGCCTCGATGACAAGGCGTACCAGGCTGTGTTCCCCAAGGCGAAGGTTCGCTCCGATTCGCGCGGCGTGGAAGAGTGGTTGACGACGGAAGGCGGCCGATTCCGCGCGGCCGGCGTGGAGGGCGGTATTACAGGTACCGGCTGCCACATCCTCAATATCGACGATCCGATCAAGGACTACCAAGAGGCACAATCTGACGTCGTACGCGAGAACGCCTACAACTGGTATACCACCACGGCGCGCACACGACTCGCTCCAGGCGCCGGCGTACTGATCACGCAGACGCGGTGGCATGACGGAGATCTTGCGGGGCGCCTTTTGAGCGATCACGAGGCGCTCGTCGAGGCCGGCGTACCCGAGGACGAAATTGACCAGTGGGAAGTCGTGAGTTATCCGGCGCTGGCGGAGGCCGACGAGTACTTGTTCCCCGACGGGTTAATTCAGGTTGGGCCAGGTGAAGTCCCCGAAGGTGCGCGATTGCTGCGGCACGAGGGTGACGCGTTGCACCCCGAGCGTTATTCGGCCAAAGCGCTCCGGACCATCCGCAACACGATGCCGTCGCAGCAGTGGAACGCGCTCTACCAGCAAAACCCGGTGCCCGACGACGGCGAGTACTTCACCAGCGACATGTTCCGGTTCTACTCGGCTATGCCTGGTACGCATGACGAGTACACCTTTTTCTCAGCCTGGGACTTGGCGATCGGGCTCAAGACCCAGAACGACTGGACGGTCGGAGTCGTGGGCGCCCTAGGCGCGAATGGCGCGCTGTACGTCGTCGATATGGTGCGGGCGCGCATGAGCACGTATCCCATCGTCGAATCCATGGTGAGCATGGGCAAGAAGTGGCCCGACATGCAGGTGATGGGTATCGAAGACGGCCAGATCAAAAAGACGTTGCTGCCGCTCCTGCAGGTTGCGATGACGGACGCCAAGTCCACCTTCTCGTTCGACCACGAACTGAAGCCTGTGACGGACAAGTTGTTGCGGGCGCGACCGTTGCAGCAACGCATGCAGATGGGGCAGATCTACTTGCCGTCTGGCCAACCCTGGGCGGCCAAGGTGCAGCAGGAACTGCTGCGGTTCCCCAACGGCACCCATGATGATATCGTCGACGCATTGGCGTGGTTGGCGCGCATGGCCCTCCGGCTTTCGCCACCCGCATCCAGAATACGCCGCAAAAAACGCGCCACGAAGAGTTGGCGGAAGGAGTTGCACAAGTACACCCAAACCCCCCCAAGCGATAGTTTCATGACGGCATGAGCGACGAAGACAAGGCATACGACAACTATCGCTATTACGAGTACTGCCGCGCCAATGGGCACGATCCGTACTTGTTGCGAACGGAGACGGGACTCAATTTCTTCGTCGGCCAGCAATGGTCGATGGAAGAGCTGGCGGAGATGCGCGAGTCCAACCGGCCGGCACTGACGATCAATCAGTTTTTCCGCGACATGGACTCCATCGTCGGCGAAATGGTCTACTCGACCGGCGACGTGCGGTTTTCGCCGTCGGACGCAGGCGACGAGGACATCAGCGACGTGCTTGACAAGTTGTACTGCTCGATCACCGCGCAGAACAAGTTGGAGTACATCGAGCCACGCGTCCTGTTCATGGGGATGCTGTCGGGGCGCGGCTATTTCCGCACCCGCGTGGAGTTCGACGACCAGATGATGGGGCAGATCAAGCTCTCCGCCCCGCGTCCGCAGAACGTCGTATTGAATCCCGAGATCGACGATCCTGACCCCGACACGTGGCCCGAAGTGTTCACGACGCGCTTCGTCAATATGGACATGATCGCGCTGACATACGGTGATGCCGCGGCCAAGGAGATCGAAGGCACGCCGCAGGCCGACTGGCTCTCACCCTACGACTCCGTGGCGGAGCGCGAATTGTCGCAGCGGCTCAATGGCGGCACTTTCTACGACCCTTCGAACGGCGATCCACGACTGCTGCGCTGCCGGCGTCTGATCGAGCGCGAATATCGGACACTCAAGTACAAGGATTTCTTCGTCGACACCAGCACCGGCGACATGAGCGAGGTTCCGGAGAACTGGGATCGCGAACGCGTAGGGCGGCTCGTGCAGCTGACAGGCGTGAACGTCATCAAACGGCGCACGCAGACGATTCGCTGGACCGTGAGTTGCGACCGATTCCTTCTGCACGATGAGGACAGTCCATACAAGCACTTCACAGTCGTGCCGTTTTTTCCGTACTTCATCGACGGCTACACGATGGGGCTCGGTGATCAATTGGTCGACTTGCAGCGCTTCACCAACAAGCTGTATTCACAGGAGCTCCACATCCTCAATTCCGCTGCCAACAGCGGCTGGAAAGTCCAGCAAAACTCCCTGAAGAACATGACCGAGGAGGAGCTGGAGCAACGTGGTGCGAAGACCGGAATCGTGGCCGTGCTTGACGACGTGGAGCATCTGCAGCGTATCGAGCCTGGGGAGCTGCCCTCCGGTCACGACCATCTCGCGCAGACCATCGACGGGAAATTCCACCAGATCTCCGGGTACACCGAGGCCATGCAGGGCGCGGCGTCCACCGAGGCGACGGGCAAAGCCCTGGACTTCCGCGCCGCGCGCGGCTCGGTGAACCTGGCGACGGCTTACAAGGCGCTGTACTTCACCAAGACGCTGATCGCCGAACACATACGCGATTTGGCGCAAACGTTCTACACCGAGACGCGCCTGCTGCGGTATACCAACGGTGTCACGAACGAATCCGGCGTCATGACGATCAATCAGCCGACGCCGGAAGGCCGAATGCTGAATGACGTCACGACAGGGAAGTACGACGCGACCGTTGTGCCGGCGCCATCGCGCGACACGGTGCAACAGACAACCTTCGCGCAGCTCAAGGAAATGCGCCAAGACCTTGGCATGATGATCCCGGACGAAGTGCTGCTGCAGTACAGCTCGATCCCGCAGAAGTCCGCGGTGATCCAGGCCGTGAAGGAAGCGCAGGGCGACCAGAACGCGCAGCAACAGCAGCAGGCGCTGCAGCAGGCGCTCATGCAGGCCGAGCTGGCCGCGAAGCAGGCGTCCAGTGTCAACTCTGCCGCGCAGGCGGATCTCGCGCACGCACGCGCCGCCAAGGCGCTC